GTGGTCCGTCTCCCTCCGAAGGAGGCAGGGGGGGTCGCGCGCGCGCGCGAGAACATGCGTTCGGCATCCATTCGATATAGACGGTTAGGAATAGGGCATGCACGCGGAGCATATGAGCACGGCATTGGTAGCGGCGGCTGCCGGCGGTGAGCGGGTGGCGATCTTCGCCGAAACTTTCGAGCGGGCGCAGGAGATTTGCCGGGACCTCGAGGACTTCCTGTCGGGGATGCCATGGGCGGAGGAGCTGCGGGACGTGCGGGTGGTCCGGGCTAACGGGCGGCAGTCCATCACGTTCGGGACTCGCGGGCTCGGCGGGGTTTGGTTCTACTCTCTGCGCGGGACGGGGCAACGGGGCCTGTCGGCGGATCGGGTCTTTGTGCCTATCGGCACGAGTGGCGAGGAGCTGCGCGAAATTATCCCCTTCCTGGCGACTAGCAAGGTCGGGGTTCTCACTGGCTACTAAGGGGTCGGCGTGGATATTTGGGAGACAACCAACGAGGCCATTCAAGCGGCCAAACGTTCCGGGGTCATTACGGACATGGACGAGGGCGCTTGCTCTGCGCTGCTGCAGCTTGCGGAGCGTCTGGACGATCCGGACTATCCCAACATTGACGGCCGGTTCGATAACGTCACGGCCGCTCTCTATTTCAAGGCGTGCGATCAACTCGGGCTGACTCCTGCTGGGCGGGCGCGGCTGCCGGAGCGGAAGGAAGGCAAGGGTGGCAAGCTCGCGCAACTCCGTGCGGTCGAAGGCGGGCGCTCGGGCCGAAAGACTGGCTAACCTCAAGGGCCATGAGGTCCCGAGGATCTACACTCCTCCGCTGCGGAGGCTGACGCCGCGGACGTCCGCGGGCTTCGCGTGCATCGAGTTTGCGGAGGACGTGCTGGGGCTGGTGCTGTTCCCCTGGCAAAAGTGGTTTTTGATTCACGCGCTCGAGCTGCTCACGGACGGGTCGTTCCGGTTCCGGACTGTGGTGCTGCTGGTGGCGCGGCAGAATGGCAAGTCCACGTTGGCGCAAGTGCTCGCGCTGTTCTTCATGTACCTGCGCGGGGCCCGACTTGTTATCGGGACGGCTCAAAACCTCGACATTGCCGAGGAGGTTTGGGCCGGCGCTGTGGAGATTGCGGAGGAGTGCGAGGAGCTCGCCGCGGAAATTAAGAAGGTCAACCAAACCAACGGTAAAAAGTCGCTGGACCTGACGACGGGCGAGCGGTACAAGGTGCAGACGGCGAGCCGGCGCGGTGGCCGTGGCCTGTCCGGGGACCTGATCCTGCTGGATGAGTTGCGCGAGCATCAGAGTTGGGATGCCTGGGGCGCGATTACCAAGACGACGATGGCGCGGGCGTTGGCGCTCATCTTGGCGCTGTCTAACGCTGGGGATGCGTCGAGCATCGTGCTGCGGTACTTGCGGAAAATGGCGCACGCGTCGTTGGGCGATCCGGACGGGATCAATGCGGACGACGGGCTCGGCATCGAGCTTGTCGAGACGGTGCCGGAGGACGTCGAAGGCCTAGATGAGCTGGACGACGATTCCCTCGGGATTTTCGAGTGGTCCGCTCCTCCGGGGTGCGCCATGGATGATCCGGACGGCTGGGCCGCGGCGAATCCGTCGCTTGGCTACTCCATCACGGTCCGGGCGATCCGGTCCGCGCTCAAAACGGACCCCGAGTGGATTTTCCGGACTGAGGTCCTGTGCCAATGGAACGACGGGACGACGGAGGGGCCGTTTCCGTCCGGCGCGTGGGAGGCCGGGCTCGATCCGGCCAGCGAGATTCCGCTGGACAATCCGGTGACTTACTGCGTGGACACTGAGGCGGACCGGTCGGCGGTCTATATCGGGGTCGCGGGCCGGCGGGCTGACGGGGACGTGCATGTGGAGGTCATCAAGCGGCTGCCTAACCACGAGTTTGTCGTGGACTGGTTCGAGGCGCGGGCGTCTCTGGACAATCCCATGCGGGTTGTTCTGCAGACTCGAGGCGCTCCGGTGTCCGGCCTGGCTGAGGACCTGAAAGAGGTCGAGGGCGTCACTGTGATCGAGTGGGGCGGCGCGGACCTCGGCGGGGCGTGCGGGAAGTTCTTTGACGGTATCAAGGCTCACATTTGGGAGCCGGATATTGCCGCGGGGCAGACTATCGCGGACCGGCCGGTGCGGATTTGGCACCGTCCGCAGCGGGCCCTTGATTTGCCGGCGGCTACGGCGGTGACTAAGCCGCTGGGTGATGCGTGGGCGTGGAATCGGAAGGGCTCGCCATACGGGGCGGCTCCGCTGATGTGCGTGTCCGGTGCGGCGTGGGACGTGCTGCGGCCGGTTGAGGCGGTCGTGCCGTCCGCTTATGAGTCCAACGATTTGATGGTTGTTTGAGCCTGGGAGGTCTGGCCGTGCTGGTGGAAATTGCGGTGCTGCTGCTGGGGGTTATGGCTGGCCTGGGTGCCGGGCTGCTGCTGTGGGCTCGCCGGCCGGAGGCTCCGGCCCCGAAACCTGCTGATCCGTGGGACGTCGTGGTGGCGCGGCGGTGCGTGGTGAACCTCAAGACGGGCCGGGCGGTTGACGGCGTGCTCGTCCGGCGGGACCACGGGCTGTTGTTCCTCAAAAACGCGGTGGTTCTCGAGCAAGGGCAGGAGCCGGCACCGGTAGACGGTGAGGCGTTGGTTCAACTGGTCCACGTTGATTTCATTCAGGCACTTTGAGAGGGGGCGCTGGTTGTGGCGTTTGTCGTATCTGACGGGGCCCTGCGCGGGCTGAGCGCTCCGGCACCCATGCCGCGGTCCTCGGTCCGGCTGGCTGACGATTTCACGCAGGACTACGCGGCGATTTGGCGTGCGCAGGGTTCTGTGCGGACCACGGTCGATTTCCTGGGTCGGAACATTGCGAGCCTTGGGCTCCATACGTTCCGGCGGGTGTCTGACAATGATCGGGAGCGGCTGCTGGTCCATCCTTTGGCGCGGCTGCTGGCTCGTCCGAATCCGGTTACGACTCCGTACCGGCTCATGGATGGGCTGGTCCGGGACCTTGCGATTTTCGACCGGGCGTACTGGCTGAAAATGTTTACGGCCGGGACTCCGTGGCTGCTGCGGCTGCCGCCGGCAGCGGTGACGCCGGTTGGCAAGAACTGGATGTGGCCGGAGGCGTTCGAGTACGCCGGGGGCAACGGGACCAAGACCTTTCCGGCCGATCAGGTTGTTCATTTCCGGGGCTACGCTCCGGAGGGCGATCTTGCGGGCAGCTCGCCGATTGAGTCGCTGCGGCGGGTCCTGGCTGAGGAGTTCGAGGCTGGCCGGATGCGGGAGCAGACTCTTCGCAACGGGGCGCGCACGTCGGGCTATCTCGAGCGGCCGGCTCCGGCACCGGGGCAGCCGGAGTGGTCGCGGGAGGCGCGCGAGCGGTTCCGGGCTTCGTGGCGGTCGCAGTATACGGGCGGGGGCCCCGAGGCCGGCGGCACGCCGATTCTCGAGGACGGCATGAAGTTTGTGCCGGCAGCGCAAACGGCGCGGGACCTGCAGTACGTCGAGGTTCGCAAGCTGGCGCGTGAGGAGGTCGCGGCTGCCTACTTCATCCCTCCAACCATGGTGGGAATCATGGACTCTGCGACGTTCTCCAATATCAAGGAGCAACACAAGCACCTCTATCAGGACACTTTGGGGCCCTGGCTGACGATGATTTCGCAAGAGCTCGAGCTGCAGCTTCTACCGGACTTTCCGGACTCTGAGGGCGTGTACCTCGAGTTCAACCTTGAGGAGAAGCTCCGCGGTTCCTTTGAGGAGCAAGCGGCGCAACTGCAGGCGGCAACGGGCGGGCCGTGGATGACTCGCAATGAGGCGCGGGCTATGCGTAACTTGCCGGCCATTGACGGCGGCGACGAGCTCATTGTTCCGCTGAACGTGATCGAGGGCGGGCAGGCGTCTCCGCAAGATTCGGCTCCTCCGCTGGCCGGGGCAGCCGGGGGGCCTGGACGGCAGCTCAAGGCGGGTGTCGGTCCGCTGGTCAAGGGGCCGGGGCTGACTGATTCACAGAAGGCGGCGGCGGTCGCGCTGTTTGAGAATTTCTTCAAGCGGCAGAAGGCGGTCGTGCTGTCGGCTATCGGCGGCGGCGGTGACTGGTGGGACGCGGACCGGTGGAATAAGGAGCTGGCGGCGGACCTGTTCGCGCTGGCTACCTCGCTGTCGGCTGAGCTGGGGGTCAAGCAAGCGGAGGCGCTGGGGTTTGATGCGACGTCTTACGACGTCGAGCGGACCCTCGAGTTCCTCAAGGCCGTGGCGGCTGCTCGGGCTGAGTGGGTGAACGATGCGACTCGGGAGCAACTCGAGGCGGCGATTGCCGATGACTCGGAGGATGCTCCGGGCCCCGCTTCCGTGTTTGAGGCGGCGGCGGCGCAACGGTCCGGCTCGGCCGGTCATGCTCTGGCGGCAACGGTGGGCGCGTTCGCGCTGACTGAGGCGGGCCGGCAGCTCGCGCGGGACCGGGCTGTGAAAACCTGGCGGACTACCTCGAGCAACTCGAGGAAGTCGCACGCGCGTATGGACGGCGAAACGGTGCCGATTGATTCCAAGTTCTCCAACGGGCTCGACTGGCCGGGCGATCCGGTCAAGGGGCCGGATGAGGTCGCCGGCTGCGAATGTACCGTCGACGTCTCGCTCGAGTAACCAACGATGCCTAGAGGGGGCAACTGTGAAAATTCAAAATATCGGGGTCCAGCTCAAGGCGGGGCCGGTGGACGGGCTCGAGGAGGGCCAATTCGAGGCGTATGCGTCGGTGTTCGGGAATATCGACTCCTATGGGGACGTCGTGCAGCCGGGGGCGTTCGCTGACACTCTGCAGGAGTGGAAGGACTCGGGCAATAACCTGCCGGTGTTGTTCGGGCACAACATGAGCGATCCGGAGTACAACATTGGGCACGTTGTGTCGGCGGTCGAGGATGAGAAGGGCCTGCGGGTCACGGCTCAGCTGGACCTCGAGACTCCCAAGGGGCTGGCGACTTACCGGCTCCTCAAGGGCCGGCGTATCTCCCAAATGTCGTTCGCTTACGACGTGCTCGAGGGCACGATGGGCGAGAAGGACGGGACCGACGTCTACGAGCTGCGGAAGCTCAAGCTCTACGAGGTTTCGGTGGTGCCTATCGGTGCCAACCAGGAGACGGAGATTCTCGCCGTCAAGGCTGCCGCGGCGGTCCTTGCCGGCGGGGTCAAGGAGGGCCGTGTACTTGCGGCCAAACATATCGACTCCCTGCGTTCTGCGCAGGAGGCTATCGGCGCGGTCATTGCGGCCGCGGAGATAGCAACGGACCAAGAGAAGGCCAGCGGGCCCCGAGAGGTCAAGGACGAGGGCGGTTCTGCCGTCAAGTCCGAGGAGCCTCCGGCGGTGCCGTCCGCACGGACCTTGGCACTAGAGGCGCTCGAGGCGGAGATTGCCGCGAGCGTCTGAGTAGTTCAAACCCAAATATTTCGAGCCGCCGGGCGGGTGCCTGGCGGCTTTCTTGTGCCATAACGGCGGGAAGGGCGGACGTAATGTCTACCAAAGTAAAGAATCTGCAGGAGGCGGCTGCTGCCGCTGCTGGCCGTGCTCGCGCGATTGCTGAGAAGGCGGCGGCTGAGGGCCGTGAGCTGACGGCGGCGGAGCGCTCCGACTACGACGCGGATATGCTCAAGGGCCGCGATCTGCTCGAGCAGCTCCGTACTGCCAAAGCTGACGAGGCCATTCTGGCTGACGCTCGCGCTCTGGCCGACGAGATTGGGCCGGGCGCTGCCGCGGACCTGGACGGGCAGAAGGAGACGGCAGGCTCGATCCGCCGGCTCAAGTCGCTGGGCTTTGAGGTCGTGGACTCGCTCGAGTTCAAGGCTGCCATGGCTCCCTTCAAGGGTGGCCGGGTGCCGGAGAAGGCGCGGTTCCAGACGGACCCGATTGCGGTCAAGTCTCTGTTTACGGGCGGCTCGGATACCTCCGCGGGCGTCTTTGTCACTCCGGAGCAGACCGGCATTATCGAGATGCTCGGTCGTCGTCCGCTGACGCTGCGGGACCTCATCAGCACTCGCACGACGGGCTCGGACACGGTGGAGTATGTGCGCCAGACGGCTCACACCAACAATGCGGCACCGGTTGCGGAAGCCACCACGTCCGCGTCTCCGACTTCCAACGTTACGGACGGTTCGGTGGTCCTGCCTGCGGGCGGCGGCTACAAGCCGGAAGGCAGCTGGACGTTCGAGCGCGAAACGGCAACGGTCAAGACCATTGCCGAGTGGGTGCCGGCCACGAAGCGGGCCCTCGCTGACGCCGGGCAGCTGCAGGGCCTCATCAACGATGAGCTGCGCAAGGACATTGCGGAGGAGGAGGAGGACCAGATTCTTACCGGTGACGGTACCGGCGAGAATCTGCCGGGAATCCTCACCACGGTCGGCATTCAGGCTCAGGCGTTTACGACCGACATTTTCACCACGGTCCGCAAGGCCATTACGAAGGCGCGGACGGTTGGCCGGGTCGTGCCGAACGGCGTGATCCTCAACCCTGTCGACGTCGAAACCATCGATCTCGCGCGCGAGAACGGCGCGACCGGTGCCTACCTGGGCGCGGGTCCGTTCTCCATGGGTCCGCGGACTCTGTGGGGCGTGCCGGTGGTCGAGTCGGAGGCCATTGCTGCCGGCCGTGGCCTTGTCGGCGACTTCTCCAAGGCGGTCCTTTGGGACCGTCAGCAGACAACGGTGACGATGACGGATTCCCACGCGGACTTCTTCATCCGAAACCTTGTCGCTGTCCTGGCGGAGGAGCGGGTGGCGTTCGGCGTCACTCGTCCGACCGCTTTCGTGGATACCGACGTCGCATAGCGGTGCCTGATCGGGCGCGGGGCTCCGGCTGAGGCCGGGGCCCCGCGTTCCCTCGACTGACTCAAGAAGGAGGGGCTGTTGTGGCTCTCAAGAAATACAACGTGACGGTCAACAAGTACCCAACGGTGCTGCAGCTTGACGACAAGGGCGCGAAGGCGCGGGGCCTGACTGACAAGGACCTCGTGCAGGACAAGCCGGCGGCTAAGCAAGCGGAGAAGCCGGCGAACAAGTCGCGGGCTGCGGCAGCGGACAAGTAAGCAAGCGGAAGGGGCGGGCTAGTGACTACGACGATTATCGAGCCGGCCGCTGGGGCGTTCCGGCTGCCTGCGCTGGTCACTGCTGAGGATTTCTCTGCCTGGACTGGGGGCAAGATTGCGGCGACGGACCCCCGAGTCCTGCCGCTGCTTGATGGTGCCTCGGCCGGCATCCGGAGGTACTGCGGGTGGCATATCGCTCCGGTCCTCGAGGAGACGCTGGTCGGGGACGGTCCGGGCGGGCGCATCCTGCTCCTGCCGACTGGGCGGCTGGTGTCGCTGGTGTCTGTGGATAACGGCGGGGAAACTGTGGACCTTTCCACGGTGGACTCATCGAAAATGGGCATGCTCGAGCTACGGTCGGGCTGGTGGTCCTCGAGGTTCGGGGCCGTTTCGGTCCGGGCGCAGCACGGCTATGACTTGGCGGACGTCGCGGACGTTCAGCAGATAGTCAAGCAGGTCACTGCCAACGCGCTTTCGTCTCCGATGGGGGCGACTCGTGAGCAAGCCGGCATGGTGTCGATTGCTTGGGCGACTACGGCACCGGGCGTTTCCGGCGGGCTGTCGCTGCTGCAGCGGGACCTGCAGGTCCTCGCTCCGTTCAAGATTTAGGGGGCCGGCCGTGCTGCCGTCGTTTGCTACTCAGGAAATTACGCTGGTCCATCCGGTGTGGACTGCGGACGCTCGCAACGTCCGGCGTCCGGACTACGGGGCCGCGGCGGAGCGGGTGCCGGTGCCTGGCTGCAGCGTGCAGCCGGGCGCGTCGGCTGAGGTCCTCGGCGGGCGTGACTCCGTGGCGGTCCGCTGGTCCGTATACGCTCCGGCCGGGACTGTGGTTGAGGCTACGGACGCCGTTGAGTATTTGGGCAAGCTCTACCGGGTGGAAGGGCAGCCGCAAGCGTGGCCGTCCGCTACGGGGGCCCTCGACCATGTTCTCCTGCTACTCCTCGATTGGGGGTGATCCGGTGCCGGCAAAAGTCACGCGGATCGTGTTCAAGTCGGCCGGGTTCCGGCGCATCCTGCGCTCGCAGGCGGTTATGGCTGATCTCGCGCGGCGCGGTAGCGCGATAGCTGCAGCGGCCGGGGAAGGCGTGGGCTTGCAGCGGACCATGGGCGCGAATAGGGCCCGAGTTACCGTGGCGACCGAAACTCGGGAGGCTGCGGAGCGCGAGGCAACGGACAAGACGCTGACGCGGGCGATAGGGGCGGGCCGTGGTTGAGATTATCGAGCCGGCGGACGCTGAATCGGTCGCTATTGGGTACTTGTCCGCGGCGCTCGCTGCGGAGCCAGGCTTTGAGTCGGTGGCCGTCGTGGGCAGCCTGCCGGCAACGACGGCGGACTATGAGCCTCCGGCGGAGTGTGTGGTGGTGCGGCTGACTGGCGGGACCTCGCGGGACCTGCTGGTGGACGTGCCGCAACTGACGCTGACGTCGTGGGCTGCGACGTCGGCCGATGAGATACGGGCCTCGGATATTGCGCGGCGGGCCCATGCTCATCTGCGGGCGGCTGAGCGACTCGGATTCATGGGGGCGACTCCGGTGTCTGAGGTCGCGGCGTTCTCCCTGCCTTACAACGATCCGGACCCAACTACGGGCCGGGCGCGGTACTCCGCTACTTACGGGGTGTCGATGCGTGGCCGTGTGGTCCGCGCTTGATTCTGTCTGCCTGGAAGGGGCATAAAAAATGACTGTTGATGCAACCAACGTGCTGACTGGTGCTCCGGATCAGCTGACTACGGGCCCGATTCTGTCGGCTCCGCTGGGGACGGCTCTGCCGACTACGGCGCTCGGCGTTCTGGACGCCGCGTTCAAGGAATCCGGGTACATTTCGGAGGACGGTCTGAACCTGACGCCGGAGCGGTCCACCGAGACTATCCGGGACTGGTCCGGGTCCACGGTCCGGACGATCCTGAACAACTTTGACGCCACGCTTGCTTGGTCCCATCTGGAAACCAACGAGGCGAGCCTCAAGAACTACTTCGGCGACGACAACGTGACGCTCACGGCTGCCGGCGTCTCCAACGGCACCCAGCTCGCTGCCAAGCTCAAGGGCGAGGAGCTGCCGCGGAAGGCGTGGGTGTTCAAAATCAAGGACGGCACGAACAAGGTTCTCGTGGTCGTTCCTGACGGGCAGATTACGGATACGGGCGAAGTCTCGTTCACGAAGGCCGGCGCGATCATGTGGCCTTGCACTCTGACAACCTATCCGGACGCGAGCGGGGTCCACGTCTACGTCTACACAGACGATGGTGTGTTCACCGCATAGCCTCCGGCGCTGACTGGTGGGGCGGGCTGCCTGCGGGGGCCTGGTCCGCTCCACCACCTTTTTCCGACCTATCCGGCCCCCGATTTCCTAGAAGGCTCCCGTTATGACTTTTGAGGTACCGGCGTCGAAGGCGTCGATCAAGCAAAATCAGTTTGAGTTCAAGGTGCCGGGCGAGCGGAAGGCGCGGTCGCTGCCGCTGCTCAAGTTCGTTCCCCTTGGGCTGCGGTCGCGGCTGGCTGAGGCAGCCAAGCCGATTCAAGCGGCGCAAGCGGCCGGGCAGGATCCGGCGCTCGAGGACCTGCAGGTGCTCGGCTCCATCCAGCTCGAGCTGCTGAATAAGTATTCGCCGGGCCTTGTGGACCTGGTGGACGATGACCAACTCGGCGCGATCCTCGCGGCATGGCAGGAGGCGTCGAAAATTACCGTGGGGGAATCGCGGGCCTCTGTCTCCTCCTAGAGGAGCATTCGGAGGCTATCGAATACGACCTTTTGGTCATGGGCCGGCGTCTCGATGATTTGGGGACGCCGGCTTTGTCGTGGCGGGACCTGCTCGTGATTGTCAAGCACTCCGGGCCGTCCTCGGCGCTGGTCCGGGCGGTGCAGCCGGAGCTGTCGGCGTGGGCTAACGGCACCGTCCTCGCGGACCTTGTGGCGCTGGTCGCGGACCTCCTGGCGGCGGGCAACTGGCAGCGTCAAGGCAAAAAGTCGGCACCCAAACCAAAGCGGATCAAGCGGCCGGGCGCGAAAAACGACGATAAGCACTTTGGGCGGGCCCCGATTCCGGTCAAGGACTTTGATGACTGGTGGAACAATCCGGAAGGCGGTTAGACGGTGGCTGATGCTGTAGAGCTGGCGGCGGCGTATGTGTCGCTCGTTCCCTCGTTTGAGGGTGCGCAGGGCGCGATTACTAAGCAGCTGACTCCGGCCGCGAAGGCTGCCGGGGATGAGGCCGGGGACGTCGCGGGCAAGGGCTTCGGGGCGAAGTTCTCCGGCGTGCTCGGATCGGGAGCTTTCAAGGGGGCGATGGTCGGCGGCGCTGCAGCGGTGGGCGTGGCGCTTGCGGGCGGCTTCGCCATGGCGGTTGAGGGGGCGGACGCGGGGGCGAAGGTCGCCGCGTCCCTGTCCCTCAATCCTGCGGAGGCCAAGAAGGCGGGCGACGTCGCCGGCTCGCTTTACGCTGGGGCGTATGGTGAGTCGCTGACGGACGTGAACGCTGCCGTTGGCTCCGTTATGTCCTCCATTGGCGGGATGCGGACGGCTTCGGCTGCGGACCTGCAGGACATAACCACGAAGGCGCTGAACCTTTCGGAGGCGTTCGACGTTGACGTGTCTGAGTCGGCGACTACTGCGGGCATCCTGATGACAAACGGGCTGGCTGCTAACGCGGATCAAGCCATGGACATGATTACGGCGTCCATGCAAAAAGTGCCGGCGTCTGTCCGTGGCGAGATTCTGCCGACGATGGACGAGTATTCCAAGCACTTCGCGGGCCTGGGGATCGACGGCGAGACTGCCATGGGCATGATCGTTGCCGCGTCGTCCAATGGTGCCATTGGTATGGACAAAATGGGCGACTCCTTGAAGGAGTTCACTATCCGGTCGACGGATATGTCGGCGACTACCACGGCGGCTTATGACGCGCTTGGGCTAAATACGCAAGACATGACCAATAAGCTGCTGGCCGGCGGCGACTCCGCGAATGAGGCCATGGGCACGATTGTCCACGCGCTGCAGGAGGTCAAGGACCCTGCCAAGCAGTCGGCGTTGGCGCTCTCCCTCTTTGGTACTCCGCTGGAGGACTTGGGCACCGATCAAATCCCGAATTTCCTCGGGATGATCGATCCCATGGGGGACAAGTTCGACTCGACGGCGGGGGCCGCTGACAAGTTCGGCGCTACCCTCAACTCCGGGCCGGGTACCGCGCTCGAGGGCCTCAAGCGGTCCGTGGAAACGACTTTCATGTCGTTCGCCGAAACGGCTATGCCGGCAATTACGGCGTTCTCCGGCTGGCTGACTGAGAACCAGTGGGTGGTTGGGACCTTTGCGGCGCTAATCGGGGTCACGCTGGTCGCGGCGTTCATTGCCTGGGCGGCGTCCGTGTGGGTGGCGAACGCTGCGCTCCTCGCCAATCCGGTTACTTGGATTGTGCTGGGCATTGTGGCGCTGATTGCCGGGCTGGTCATGCTGATTGCCAACTGGGACGCGGTGGCTGCGTTCCTGACGGGCGTCTGGAACAACGTGGTGAGTTGGGCCATCTCGGTTTGGAATAACCTCGGGGCCTTCTTTTCCTCGTGGATTGCCGGCGTCGTTGGCTGGTTCAATGACGGGATTTCCGGGCTGCAGTCGTGGCTGGCCGGTGCCTGGTCCGGGATTGCCGGGTTCGCTCGGGGCGTGTGGTCCGGGCTGCTCGGGTTTTTTGGTGGGCTGATCGGGAACATTGTCGGCGGGTTCAACCGGGGCATTTCCAACCTGCGCGGCTGGCTGGCCGGTGCCTGGTCCGGGATTGCCGGATTCGCGCGTTCCGTCTGGAACGGGCTGGTGTCTTTCGTGGTGTCCATTCCGGGGCGGTTCATGGCCGGTCTGGCAGCTATCGGCGGGCTTGCCGGCCGCATGGGCGCGTGGATTGGCAGCATGAAGGACGCTGCCGTTTCGCGGTTCCTCGGGCTGGTTTCGTGGGTGGCCGGGATGCCGGGCCGGATTCTTGGGGCCTTGGGCGGGCTGGGCAGTCTGCTGGTTGGGGCCGGGCAGTCGATTATCGACGGGTTCCTCCGCGGGCTGCAGGGCGCGTTCAAGGGCGTGCAGGATTTCGTGGGCGGCATAGGTCAGTGGATTGCGGACCATAAGGGCCCGAAAGCCTACGATCTGCGGCTCTTGGTTCCTGCGGGCGGCTGGATCATGCATGGTCTGCGGTCCGGTATCAAGGCCGGCATTCCGGACCTCAAGCGGACGCTGGGCGGCGTCTCGGACCTGGTTGCCGGCTCGATCAACGGCGGGACGGCGGACCTGCGGTCCATGGGCGGCGGGTATGGGCTGGGTGCCTATGACGTCGCCGCGGTGGGCGCGGCCGGTCCGGTGTACGTCCAGAATCCATTTACGGGCGAGTACCTCCTCGGGCGCGTGGACGCTCGGGTCGGTGCTGGCATTAGCGGCGCGAACGCTGATATGGGGCGGCGTCGAGTTGGGGTGGTTCGCTAATGGTTGCGATTGCTGCAGCGGCTCGGACGGACGGGCCTTGGGTTGATGTGACAGTGACGGGGCTTGCGGCTGGCACGGCGGTCCTGACGCTGTGGAGGTCTACGGCGGACGGGGACCGGGTGCCGGTGCGGGGCGGTCGAAACCTCGAGGCTGTCGACTCGGCTCTGCTCATTGACTACGAGGCACCTTTGGGCCGTGCCATAACTTATGAGGTCGAGGTCCTCTCCGGACCGGATACGGGGGCCGTAGTTGCTCCGGCGTCGGCGATGGTTGCGAGCTCCTGCGGGTATGTCCACGATCCGCTTGATCCGTCGGTGGTGGTTCCGGTGTGGGCTACTCGGGCCCCGAGTGGGCAGCCGGTCCTCGTCGGGTCTGCGTGGGCTGATCTGACGCGGGCTGCTGACGTGTCTGTCCATAACGTGATTGGTTCCTCGTTGCCGGTGGCTATCGGCGGGCAGCGGCGGGCCCCGTCCGGGCTCGACTTGTCCATGCTGACGGATGCGGAGACGCAGAACACTTTGCTGCGGAACATGGTCCAGGGCGCGGCCGTCCTCGTGGTCCGCGGGCTGCCTGGGTGGCTTGGGCAGGCGTGGCCGGCGGTGGCGTATGTGTCGTTGCCGGAGGTCGTGGAGTCGCCGATGAAGTCCGGGCGTCCAATGGGCGCTGGCGTTGGGTCGTTCCTGACGCAGTGGACTATGAAGGGGCAAGTGGTCCGGCAGACTACGGCGCGGGTGCTCATCGCGCTGTTCACCTATCAAGACGTCGAGGACTTTTTCTCGACGTATGACCAAAAGCAAATTTCGGCCGGATCCGGCACTTATCTAGACGATCAAAAGAATCCGCTCGGTTAGGGGTGTTTCGTGCTGCCAATTGAACCAAATACGGTCGAGGCGCTGACGGGCTCGAGGTCCGGGGACAAGCTCGAGATATTCGCGTGGTACGACGGGCAGCTCATGGTGCCTGATCCGTTGCCGGTGTCTGACTGGTCGCTGTCGTGGGATGGTTCGGACTCCAAGCAAGTGCAGGGGGTTCTAGAGCTGAGCGTCGAGGATTCGGACGGGTCCATCTCGCCGTGGCTTTGGGATGATCCTCTAGGCGTCGGCGGGGCCCTGCTTATGTGCCGCTACTCGGTGGGCGGTACGGCGGAGGTTATCAACCGGGGATGGTATCGGATCACGGAAAACTCGCCGAAGGAGTCGTGGTACTCCCGAGTTATCCGGGAGGACGGGTATTCGGAGCCGGGTTCTTTCGTGCCTGGCGGGCACCGGTTGGTGATGGTGTCCGGCGGGGCGGTGGTGCCGGTGACGGCGGAGGACCTGACGGTCCGGCTTGCGTTGGATGAGTTTCTGGCTCCGGAGCAGCCGGTTGGGACGTCTCCCACGGTGGTCGGTGAGATTACGCGGATCGTGGGGGATGCGGTGCCGCTAGTGGTAGCGGCTGAGGTCGTGGACGTCGCGGTTCCCAAGACTCTCACCTATGAGGGGCCCAAGATTAACGCGGTTATGGACCTTGCCGCGCGGGCCGGGGCGTCTCTGAGGATGGGCGGGGACGGCGAGCTGCAGGTCTACGTCAAGAGCTCGGTGCCGGTGTGGACTATTGCCGGCGGCGAGGACGGGGCGCTTATCAACATTGATCGGACCAACAAAGCGGAGATTCTGTCCAATGTCGGCGTGGTCCGTGGTGAGGCTAAGCAAACGGACGATAACGGGCAGCAAACGTCCGTGCCGCTCGTGGGCGTCTCTCAAGTCATGGACGGGCCGTTGCGGGTCGGCGGTCCTCATGGGCGGGTGCCGCGGTTCCTTGATTCGTCTTTGTTGACTACTCAAAACCAGGTCGACGCCGCGGCTCAATCGCTCATTACCAACTACCTCTCGAGCCTAACGATCGATCTGGAAGTTACCTGCCTGCCGCATCCTGCTCTGCAGGTTGGGGATTTCGTGACGGTTACGCAGCCGCTGGTCGAGGGGCAGCTGATGCCGATAACGGGCGAGGTTGTCAGCATGACGCTGCGGGCGACTGGCTCGACGGTTTCAAACATGACGCTGACTGTCCGGTGTAATTCTGCCCAAGTGCAGGACCTCCGGCGGCAGCTCCGGAACATGGGGGGCTGATCCATGGCGGGACCTAACTTTGCGAAGGTCGCGGAGGCGATCCCCTTTGAGAGTATCCGGAAATATCGGGGCCGGGTGGTCACGGTGTCCGGGACGCGGATGGTGAACGTAGACGGGCAGAATCTCCGGGCTACTTGGGCGGACCCTCTCGTTGTGGACGATGGGGACGTTGTGGACGTCGAGGTTATCAACCGGGGGCCTGGGCAATCCACGGTCCATGTTCCGACTCGGCGGGCAGAGCAACCAAGGGCCAAGACGGGCACCGTTTCGGCGGTGCCGGGGTCCTCGCCGACGATTAGCGTGGCAGCCGGCGACGGCATCACTTATGACGCGGAATTTATCGGGTCATACGTCGTGGGCGACAAGGTGCATTTGGACTGGGGCGCGGGCCGGCCGCGGGTCATTGGCAAGGTGTCGCAGACGCCGGCTCCGGTGCCTCCTCCGGCCCCTACTCCTCCGGCTCCGACTGTGACGACGGGCTCCAAGAGTGCGGCGGCGATTGAGTCCAACACTCTGTGGGGCCCTGGCGGCTGGGGGTCGTGGGCCGGCGGCGGGCAGCACGTCTTTCAGGGCGATTACGGGTACGGGCCGTTGTCCGGTGCCTGGTTCTACGGGAAGCCGTTTGCCTCGCTGAATGACGGGCGGACCATTACGCGGATCCGGTTCCGGACCGGCCGGCGGCGCTCGGTGGGTGCGTCCAACTCGGCGGCGGTGTTCCATTTCTACGCGCACTCGAGTTCCTACCGGCCGGGCGGCGACGTGTCGCGGGTCGTGGGGCCGTTTGACGTGACTATCCAACCGGGCCAGGCCCCGACTTGGATCAACCTGCCGTTGTCGTTCGCTGCCACGCTACTGGCGGGCGGCGGCATCGCGGTGTACGGGGCACCTTATGCCGGCATGGACGGGCGGCTAGTTCAGGCGGACTCCGGCGCTCTAATTCTGGACTGGAAGAAGTGAGGTTTTAGCTGTGGCAATTCAAACGTTCAACAAAACGACGGTGCCTGTCGGCTCTGATCCTTACGCGCTGACGGCGGACCTCAAGAAGCTGGCTGAGGGTCTGAACGTCATTATTCCGGTGGCTACTGTGGCGGAGCGGGACGCGCTCGTTCCGTTCGAGGGCATGACGGTTTCGAGGCTGGATCAGAAGGGGCAGCTCGACCGGTATATCAACGGCGCGTGGACCGGGCTGCCGGTCGAGTATTACAGCCTGTTGTCCATTACGGGGTACGAGACGTCCGGGCAGGTGATGCTTGAGCGCAAGGGCGGGCGCAAGGTCCTGAGTGGCAACATTCAAATCAAGCGGACCGCGGCGAACACTACGATCAGCGGGACAGCCTTCGCAAGCTTCGGGCAGGTCATTCCAACGGCTGCCTGCATCCCTAGCGGGCAGGGCCTCTACTTGGCGGCGTACCTCTCCGGAAACGCTGCCTACGCTGACGTGCAGGCGTTCGTCAACCCTATCGACGGCACCGTTTCGATCCGCGGCGCTGGCGGTTCCGGGTTTACCTGGCCGACCGGTGCCTTGTTCACCGTCTGTTTCGTGGCTCCGTCGTTCGTGGACGGCATCTGAGCATGGGGCGGGTTCCGTGGTATTCGGTCATTACGGCGCGGCTGGCTGAGCCGGCGGTTATTACCGGACTGCAGGTCCTCTCCTACCTGCTGGCGACTGCTGCCGGGACGCTGGTCGTCGTTGGGGCGTTCCCCTATGTGTTCCGGGGGATACTCTCGCCGGTCATAGCTGCAGCGGTCGGCGTGGTCCTCGCCGGCGGCGGGCTTATCGGCGTGGTGTCGTGCTGGCGTGGGGTGTGGTGGCTCGAGCGGGTCGCGCTGCTCCTCGTCGGGCTCGGCTGGCTGCTCCTCGTGCCGTCTGTCGTGGCCGTCCATCTGTGGTGGATGGTCAAGGTTTTCATACTCCTCCTCCTCGGTGTGGCTCTGCTCGACGTCGGCAAACGGTACCGGCGGATCGACTGGGCCTATCTGGACCCTACGAAGTAAGGAGTGGTCGCCATGAGTCCTGAGCTGCTCACGGCGATACTGGGGGCTGGGGGGCTCGCGGCAATCGTTCCGAAGCTTATCGACGGGTTGAGGGCCTGGCGGTCCGGCCGGGCCGCTGAGGAGAAGGACAAGAACAAGGGCCTCGTGGACCGCTTATCGGCGGCGGAGGTCCGGCTCGAGGCTGAGATTATGTGGCGGCGGGCAAATGAGGAGTACGCGGCGACATTGCGGCGGATCCTAATCGAGGTCTACGGGGTGCCGGCTGACAAGCTGCCTCCGTGGCCGGTACGGAAAAAGCAAGCAACCTGAGCGGGGCCCCGAGTTTTCGGCGGGGCCCCTTTTTCATGCCATAAGGGGCAACTGATGAAACTTTCCAACCTTGCCGCTGCGCTGCGGAAGCATGGGCTGACGGTGATCGAGTCGCCGGGCTGGGCGGGCCGCGGGTACCTGGGCCGGGACCTCATCGAGGTCCGCGGCGTGGTCTGGCACCACACTGCTACGGCGCGGTCGGCGTTCAATAGCTCGCCGGCCCCTACTCTGCAGATGTGCATCGACGGGCGTCCGGATTGTGCCGGGCCTCTGTGCCACATGGTGTTTGGCCGGGACGGCGCGGTCTATCTCGTGGCTGCCGGGCTGGCTAATCATGCCGGCGCGGGCTCCGCTGCCGGGATTCCTGACGATATGGGGAATTACTACCTCATCGGCATCGAGATGGAGTCCTCCGGGGTCGCTCCGTGGGACTGGTCGCCGGACCAGCTGCGGGTCGCTCCGTACCTGGGCGCGGCGCTCGAGCTCGAGTATCTGCAGTGGCTCCCTCCGGAGCTGCGGCTGCAAATAGCACACAAGGAGTATTCGAGTACGGGCAAGATTGATCCGGCCGGGTGGCCGGGCGACATGGACGGGCTGCGCGCGTCCATCAACAAGGTCCTCGCTGCCGGCGGCGGCGGTGTGATCCGGCCGGAGTCGTCCACGGTGACGCCGGCCCCGAAACCATCTACGAAGGGCGAACAAGTGCCAAAGCACACAAGGATTTATCCTCCGGCCGTGACTCGAAACCTCGGCGCGGGCGTCGAGTGGTTCCTCAAGGATCGGACCGGCAAAACGAACCTGAACCTTGCCGGCGGTACCGGAGGACTCGGGCACTACGACGTGGACCTGTTCGTGCAGGGCTCTGGCCTGGCTGCGGGTGAGGTCGTGGACGTCCAGTTCTACCTCGTCAAGAATGGCAAGCGGTCCGGGTACTTTACCCAGCACGTTCATGGGTCCGCGTCCGGCGATTTCAAGGGCGTGGCGCGGTTCAAGATGCCGCTGGGCGCTCCTGCGGGCATCGAGGTCGGCGTCAAGGCGTCGGCTGCCTGCAAGCTCGAGGTCTACGGCGCGGACGTTTACAACTGGCAGAAGGAGGTTTGAGTGTGGGCGAGCATGTAGCAACTGAGGGGCCGGCGGCTCCGTCGCAGGTCGTTCATCCGTGGCGGGCTACGCTGCGGACGTTTTGGGCGGTGGCGGTGCCGGCGTTCGGTCTTGTGCTGTTCGTTGGTCCGGCGATCCTCAACATTCTGGCTGAGGAGCTCGGCGCGGTGTTCCCTCCGGGGTTCATTGCCTGGCTGCTGGCGGCGGCCGGTGTTCTGTCGGCGCTCGCGTCCGCGGTCACGCGGATCATGGCGCTGCCGCGGGTGAATGAGCTGCTGGGGAAGGTCAAGCTCGACGCCGGGCCCCCGAGTCCTCTGCCGCCGGTCGAGTAGCTCCAACGTAAAAGAATAGGGCCCTCGGTCCATCCCTTGCGGGGTGGCTGGGGGCCCTATTTCTGCGTTCTGACGGTGCCGGCGAGCTGAACCACCAAAGTGTCAGCAAGGGAGGAGCTGCTCAAGCCGGCACCGCGGTCTTTATTCTACCGGGTGCAGCGCGGACCAGACTTCCTTTTCGGTCGCGGCGTAGCGTTCGGCGAGCTGCTCGAGGGTCCATCCGTCGCGGCGCAGCTCCTGTAGGGCCTCGCGGGTGGGGAGCTCGGCCGTCATGACTGGGGCGCGTAGAGGGCTGCTTCGATCTGCTCGACTAGCTCGGCCATAGCCTTGTTGCTGGTCCATTGCAGCGTGACGGCGTGCGGGTCCTGCAGTAGGGCCTGCGACTTGTTCCGGACCTTGCGGCCGTCGACGTCCGCTCCGGTGTGAAACTTGACGTAGCCAACGAGTAGGCCTCCCTTCTTGAATTCGACGGACTTGATCGAGTCGAGGGGCAGCCGCGTGCGGCCGGCTCCGGTGCGCTGGATCGTGACGCTCTGGCCGTCGAAGGCGATGGTGCCATTGAATCCCTTTACGGTGGTCATGCTGGTTGTTCCTTTCGTGGTGTCTGGCCGGGTCCTCGTCGGCCTGGCCGTGCTGCATTCCATTGGTCTATTGTCTCCGGCAGCCAGCCAACTTGGCGGGCCCCGATTTGGGCGTCGGGCTCCGGCAGCTTGTACCGGTTGAGGGTGTCCGGCTTGACTCCGATACGCTCGGCGACTTCCGGCCTGGATAGGTAGCGGATCATGATGTGGGGCCTCCGTAGGCGTCTAGGAATTGACTAACGGTATCCGGTCCCGAGTCTCGGATTTCGCGGAGTGTTCGGCCGGAGTAGTCGCGGACCACGGCGACTACCTCGCCGGGCGGTGCCGGCGGCAGGAGCCGCCGGACCTCCTCGTTCCAGTCGTCGTGCTGCCACCGGCGATACAGGCGTTTCTCCTCGCGGCCGATCACTCGAACACTGCTCCGATGATGCGGGCGAGCCGCTCGGCGCTGGTGCGGTTCCGGTTGAGCACGAACGTCTCAACCAAACCTCCTCCGCTCCGGCTGGCGTAGACGCGGATACTCTCGGACTCGATGCCCATTGAGAAGCTGCCCAAGGCTCCGTGCTCGAAACTCGTGCCGCGGTGGTCCACGGTCCAGCCTTCGACGGCGAGCATTTCGGCTAGGTCCGACTTGAACCACTTGCGCATCTCCGGCTCCATTTCCTCGCGGATCATATCGGCTGCCTTGTGGGCGATTGCCGGCAGCATGTTTTCGTGGGCTCGGCGGTCCGTGATGCCCATGTCGTATGCGGCGCGGCGGAGAATGTCGCGGAGCGCTGCCGGGCTGTAGTGCTCGCCGTATACCTCGGGGTCCAGCTCGTCCATGAGGAGCTCGGTGGCGTCTGCCGGGTCGTGCGCCGGCTCGTCGTGGGCGTCGAGGTACGCGGATAGGTTGGCGACAATGGCGGCGATTGCCTCCCATTTGTCGGCGAACGTCCCGAGCTTTTTCTCGCCGTCCTGCAGGTTGATCTCGAGTTCGCCGGCCGTGGTCCGGTATCCCTCGCCGTCGAAGTAGAGCTTGCCGACGCACTCGTCCATCTGGTGGAAATTGACGGCGAAGCCGTAGGGGGCAGCCTGGACGATCTCGAGCTCGAGGGTCCGGCCGTCTGCGGCGGTGGTGGTGTAGATTTCCATGGCTTTGCGCTCCTGGTGGTGGTTTTCCTGCCTTGCTGACTCTCTAAGTTTAGCACGGTTGGGCGTGTATTGAATAGGTGGCGCAGCCAATTCCCCCGGAAACGATTTAAAACGGGGGCCCGCGTCCTCATGCGGATCCGGCTATTTTTCGTGGCCGGGCTCGCTCGATGCCTGCCGGCGGTTGGCTTCCAGCGTCTATTAGGGGGGTTTTCGAGGGGCTTGTGGTCGTCTAGGTAACGTGGACCTGTTAACCCAGAGGTCGAAGGTTCAAATCCTTCCCCCGCAACTGTAGGGCCCGAGTTTCCGCGGATTTTGCGCGGAGCTCGGGCCCCTTTTTTGTCTATTCCCCTCGTTTATCCCCCGCAAACGTCATGGCGGCAGCTTCCGGCCGTCGTTGGTCAGGAGCCACTCGCGGCCGGTCCAGTCCATGTACGGGACCTTGGCGGGGTCTGCTGCTGCGGCGATCCGGAAGCCGCGGCCGATTGCCTGGGCCGGTTGGCTCTCGATCCATCCGTGGCACTCGGTCGTTCCGGTGCCGTGGACAAGGATGAGGTTTGCCGGCTGGTTGGTTGCCTTGTCTTTGCTGCCTCCCATGCCGCGGGCGCGGCGGTGCTGCAGCGAGTACCAGCCCGAGTCCGTCCGGACGTGCCTGCCACACCATTGGCAGCGGCTGAGGTCGCGCGCGATTACTTGCCGGCGGACGGCGGGGCTCGGTCCTGTCATTTGGTTCTCCCTAGCTCTAGGCGCTTTAGTTGGTCGAGCTGTCGGGCGTACTGTCCTACCGTGGTCGGGTCCCACACCTTGTCCGGCCAGCGGCGCTTTAGGGCGTTGAATGTGGTGCCGGCGGACCGGGCGGCGTCGGTCATGGAGCAGCCGTCCTCGAGGAGCTGCCGGGCATACTCGAGCTGCTCCGGCGTGGGTCGCTTGCCTCCTCCTGTGGTCGGCTGGCTGAGGCCAAGCCGGTCCCGAGTTCGCTGGATGGTCCGCGGGCTCACTCCAAGGCGTTCGGCTGCCTGCCTGGCGGTGATCCCTTCGGCGTGGAGCTCGAGATAATCGTCTTTGATCTGTAGCCATCTGGTCATTTTCTCTGTCCTCCTCTATTCTGAGTATGCGGGTTGTGCTGGTGGCTGGTAGGGCCCCTGACTTGGGACGGTCAGGGGCCCTATTGCTGTCTAGTGGCTGATTCCGTAGCGCTGGCGGCGGGCGGTGAACCTGCAGACGGCGCGCGGGGCCTGGATGATCCTGTCGGCCGGGTCGAAGGTGTCCGGCCGGATGCCGTGGTCGAGCATGGCGCGGTAGGCGGCTGCGGAGACGGCGACCGGGCTTGTGCCGGCCCCGATTCCCTGCAGCTCCACGGTGTAGGCGTCCGGTTCTTCTTTGAACTGAGCGACTCGCATGGCTACTCGGCCGTTACCTTGAGGACCTCGACTCCGGTGAGTACCTCGGTCCGGCTGAATACCTCGTCAAGGCGGGCGGCGAACGTGTCGGCGACGTCGGCGGAGTCTGCGTGGTCGGCGATGAACTTGAGCCACTCGGCGCGGGGCCACTCGGCCGTGATGGTCACGGTAACGATTTGGTGGCCTCCGTTGCGGAGCCATTGGTTGACGATTTCGGAGGCGGCGTTGAACTTGCGGGCCCACTCTTCGTTGTGGGCCTCGGCCGCGGCCTCGTCGTCAAGGTCAACGTCGGGCACGAGTTCATGGGCGAGCATGTTGGCGTCGATGTAGTCGTGGAGCTCCGAGAAGCTCCCGACTTCATCCGGGATGGTGCCGTCTGCGATAAGGGCTCGGATTTCGGCCTTCATCTTGTCGGCGTAGTCTGCGTGGCTGGTCCAGTTGGTCATGGCGGGTGCTCCTAAAGTGTGGGGGCGGGGCCCGAGTCGGGCCCCGCGGGGGTGGTTGGTTACTTGCCGGCTCGGAGGTCGGCGGCGATGCAGCGTTCGATTTCGGCGGCTGCGTTCTGGCTGTAGGCGGTGCCTTCGAGCTCGAGCTCCTCGGTGCAGAAGGTCACGCGGCTGGCTGCCTCCGGCAGGCTGATTTCGAGGGTGGCGGCGATACTCTTGACGAGTTCGCGGCGGCTGATGGTGTTCATTTGGTGGGGTCCTTTCTCCCTTGCTGACTCTCTAAGTGTAGCACGGTTAGGCGTGTATTGCCTACCTAAAACAGGCGATTGTCCGGGAAATTTGGACGGCAGGGCCAGGCGAAAGGGGCCCGAGTTGGGCCCCTCGTGCCGGACTACTCGGCGGGGATGAGTGCGGAGAACGGGACGCGCTCGAGCCGGCGCATGTGGCCTTTACCCTCGCGGGCGTCCGCGGTGTTCACGAGTACCACGTCCTGCTTCGTGGGCCGGATAAACTCGACGGTCCAAACCTCGGCGGCGAGGTTGGCCTTGCCTACCTCTGCGGCGGCGGCGGGGTCGAGCTTGACGTGCTGGTACATGGTGGGCTGTTTCATGGTGGGCTCCTTGTGGTTGGTTCCTGCCTTGCTGACTCTCTAAGTGTAGCACGGTTAGGCGTGTATTGGGTAGATGAAAATGGACGAAGGTCCGGGGACTTTAGACGGTGCCGGCAGCCGGGCGGACCAACTCCTCGAGGATCGCGCGGGCGTCCGGGCCCTCGTGGGTTTTCTGGACGTAGTGCCGCCGGGTGACGTCGGTGTTGGCGTGGCCTAGCTGGTCCGCTGCGGTCCGGAGGTCCTCGGCGGTGTCGAGCGCGGTGGCCACCGTCTTGCGGAAAATGTGCGGCGTTACCCAGCCAAGTCCGGCCGGGGCGAGGACCTTGGCCAGCTGCTTGCGGACGCTGCCGGGGTCGCGCAGGGTTCCCTCGGTGCTTGGGAATACGACGTCGTGGACGTTGGCAACGGTGATGTTCATGCGGCGGCGCATGAGGGCCTCGACGGCGAAGGGCGGCAGCGCGAGCCTCCGGCGGCTGCTGCTCGACTTGGGGTGTGCCTGGCGGATAAGCCGGGCGGGCTTCTCGTCCGTGGAAACGATGGTGCCGGATATGGTCACGGCTCCGGCGTCCAGCTCGACGTCGCGCCACCGGATTGCGAGGAGCTCGCCGATACGGGCACCGGTTGCGAGGAGCAGGTCGAGTATGTCGAGGAGGTCCTGAGTCGGTGGCCGGCCGCGGCGCGGGGCCCCTTCCTTGAGGGGCTCACCAAGCTGCCAGCTCCGGACGGCGGCGCGCGCGGCCTGGATTTCCTCGGCTGTGAGTGCGCGGGCTTCCTTCGGCGTCACGGTGATGCCGGCGACGTCGCGGACGGGGTTGGTGCCGGCGGCTCCGTGCCGGACCGCTAGGCCAAGGATCCCGGATAGGACGGACCGGCATACCTTGGCGGACGCCGGGCCGGTTCCGGATGCGGTGGCCTTGAGGAAGCGGTCGATCCGGGTTACTGAGCACTCGGCTATGGTCAGGGCCCCGAGTCCGGGCAGGATGTGGTCCTCGAGGGCGTCACGGTATCGTTTCCGGCTGTTCTCGGCGAGGTCGGGCCATTTCTCGGCGGTCCAAACCTCGGCGACTAGCTGCAGCCTGGACGACGACGTGATTTCCTCCCCTGCCGGGGAGGTTCGTTCTGTGAGGGCAGCCGTTAGGGCGGCGCGGGCAGCTCCGCGGGTCCTGCCGGTCCGCTCGACGTCCCGAGTCCTGCCGTCGAAGTCGCGGAAGCGGGCGCGCGCGCGGAAGCCGGCGGGTATGGGCTCCACGCGGATAGCTCCCCATGTGCCTACCGGCAGCGGCGGTCTACCCATGGGCCTGGCCTGCTAGTAGTGCCTCAATGAGGCGGGCGGCGGTGTCGAGTTGATCCGGGGGCAGCTCTCGGAGCTTGGCGACAATGAGGTCGACGCGCTGCTCGGTGTCGTAGTCATCGGGAGTAATGCCGGCGGACGCCATGGCCGCCTGCTGGACCACTCGGAGCGGCAGCTGCAGTCCGGCGGCGACTTTTTCAATGGTGTCGATTCGTGGCATGTGTGGCTGGTCCACGTTGGCAAGCTGCCCAATCTTGGCCTTTGAGAGGCCGGCGCGGCGGGCTATTACGGCGTAGGAGTCGCCGGTTTTGTCCTGATGTTGCCGAATGAGTTCGGCAAGCGTGATATGGGCTGCGGCCATTTGCTTAGGTCCTTGCGTATTTATGCTGGCGGGGTTGCTACTGGCGGGTTTTCTTCTATATCTAGTCTACCTTTTATAGACGGTGGACGTCTAGACGCTGTAGATATTCGGACGGCTTGACTAGACGGCGGGGCGGCTGGCTGTTACGGTGTTTAGCGTCTAGATTATGTAGACGATCAACCAAGAGGAGGAGACGGGGTGCAAGAGCAGAAGGTGTTCATCATGCCGCGGCCGGTCGAGACGCCGGACGGTGTGAGCACGGCGCTGCGGCTCGCCATGGATGAGGCGGGGGTTGGCGTGTGGCGACTCAAGGCAGCCAGCGGGGTGTCTCACCAGACTCTCGCCAACCTGGCGAGGGGCGTCGGCGGCGTCGAGCTGCGGAAGGCGGAGGCTATCGCTGCAGCGCTGGACAAGACGGTCGGTGCGCTGTTCCTGCATAAGGACGGCGCGGAGCTGGTGGCCGGTTAGGTGTCGGGCTGGGTCGGGCTCGAGTCGCTGATGACGGCTGCGGAGGTCGCGGCGGTGCTGCGGGCCCCGAGTTCTAAGACGGTGACGCGGTACCGGCAGCAGGGCAAGCTCCGGGCCGTCCGGATCGGCCGGGGGTACCGGTTCGATCCGCGGGACGTCGAGGCGTTCATCGAGGCGCTGAGGGCTGAGGGCAAAAACGACGCATGGATCAAACAACAGGAGCAAGCATGACGGCACAACTGATGCCTCCGCGTGGCCGGCTGGTCATTGCGGCGGGCGACTACAAGAGAAGCCGGCGGGCGTGGCTGAAGGCGCGGCGGTCCGGGCTCGGCGCGTCCGATACGGCGACAATCCTTGGGCTCAATGCCTGGGGGACGCCGCTGCAGGTCTGGCAGGAGAAAACGTCGGCGCTGCCGCCGGACGATTCGGACATGTCTGACGCTGCAGCGTGGGGCAACATTCTGGAGCATCCGGTGGCCGTGCAGACGGTCAAAAAGTGGCCGGAGCTGGGCAAGCTGGCTCCGACTCCGGGGCTGCTGGCTCATGAGGAGCATCCGTGGATGCTCGCCACTATCGACCGGCTCCTCGTGCCGCGGGGGAGCAAGGGGCCGGCGGCGTCGATTCTCGAGGTCAAGACAACGACGTCGAAAAACCATAACGCCAATTGGGTGGACGGGGTGCCTCCGGCCTATATCCAAGTGCAGGTTCAGCAACAGCTCGCGGTGACGGGGTTCGAGTTCGCGTGGGTGGCCTGCTGGCTGCGGGATACGGCGAAACTCTGCGAGCCGGTCCGGGTCGTTCGGTCCGATGAGGTCATAGCTCAACTGGTCAACTACGGCGGGGCCTGGTGGCGGGATCACGTTGAGGGCGGGCTGCGGCCGGAGCCTACTTTCGGGGATCACTCGCGGCTGGGCGCTCTGTGGCCGGCTGACGCTGCAGCGGACGCGGTGGTCGCCGGTCCGGACCTCGAGCGAGCGGTCGCGGACCTCATTGATGCCAAACGGCGCAAGGAAGTGGCGGAGCTCGAGGAGGAGCAGGCGGCTTTCAAGCTCAAGACGGCGATGCAGGAGCGGACCGGGATTGTCGATGCGTCCGGCGAGCTGCTCGTGACGTGGAAGCCGCAAACGTCGCGGCGGCTGGATACCAAGGCACTCCGCGCGGCTCAGCCGGCGATTGCCGACAAGTTTTCACCACCAAAAGTTCAGCGCGTTCTGCGCGTGTCCAAAAAAGAGGAGCAATAGATGGCAACGACTGCAGACAACGGGGCCCTCGCGGCAACGATAGGCAACAAGCAAGCGGAGACGGGGAAGGCGTCGGCGTTCGATCTTGTCCGGTCGATGGAGGCCGAGTTCAAGAAGGCGCTGCCCAAGCATGTGCCGGTTGAGCAATTCATGCGGACCGCGGTGACGGAGCTCCGGCAGAACGCGGACCTCCAGCGGACCTCGGGCCAGTCGCTCCTCGGCGCGTTCCTGACGGCGGCGCGCCTGGGGCTCGAGGTCGGCGGGCCCATGGGTGAGTTCTACCTGACTCCTCGGCTCCTCCGGGTGCCGGGCGGCGCTCCCAACGAAAAAGAATGGCAGGTCGTTCCGATTATCGGGTACCGCGGGCTCGTCAAGCTGGCGCGGAACGCGGGAGTCGGAGCGGTCAAGGCGTGGGTGGTCTATGAGGGGGACCATTTCGAGGAAGGCGCGGACTCGGAGCGCGGGCCTTTCTTTGAGTTCCGGCCGGTGCCTGGCGATACGGACGGGCGGAAGGAAGCCGGGGTGCTGGCCGTGGCGAAACTCGCCGGCGGCGACGTCCAGCACGTCTACCTCACGATAAAGCAGGTCGAGGCGCGGAAGGCTCGAGGCGCTGCCGGGGACAAGGGCCCTTGGTCTACGGACCGGGCGGCAATGATCCGCAAGACGGCGGTCCGGGCCTTGGCCGGGGACCTGCCGCAGTCCACTCTGCTGGCGCTGGCGCGGGCGGCGGATGAGCAAGTGCAGCAGTACGTTCCGGGCGAGATTGTCGATACCTCGACGGGTGAGCTCGAGGGATGAGGTACGGCGAGGTCTGCGCGGGGTACGGCGGGCTGGGCCGGGCGATTGAGGACGTGTTCGGGGCTGAGCTGGCGTGGTACTCGGAATTTGAGCCGGCCCCGAGTTCCATCATGGCGCACCATTGGCCGGGCGTTCCGAACCTTGGGGATATGACGGCGATTGATTGGGCGGCGGTTGAGCCGGTGGACATTCTGTCCGGCGGGACTCCGTGCCAGGACTTGAGCCACGCCGGTAGGCGGCGGGGCATGACGGACGGGACGCGCTCGAACCTAGCGGTCGAGTTCCTGCGGGCCGTCGAGATTATCCGGCCACGGTACGTGGTTTGGGAGAACGTGAGAGGGGCGTACAGTGCCACAGCTAGTAGCGATTTGGAATACTGCGCGGGATGCATGGGAAGTTCCGGGGACGAACGGGTTGTTTTGCGAGCACTTGGCCGTCTACTCGGAGGTTTGGCCGACGTCGGGTATGACGCGCAATGGCGAGGCTTACGAGCTTCCGACGTCGGGGCCCCTCATGGGCGGTTCAGGGTCTTTGTGCTCGGAGTCCGGCGCGCGGCTTCTGCCTACTCCGGAGGCGAAACTGAGTGATTCCGGGCCGGACTATGCGCGGGCCGGTCGGCCTGGCTCCGGCGGGGATGATCTGACGACGGCGGTCCATAGGCTCCTGCCGACTCCGACTACTCAAGACGGGGCGAACAATGGTGGGCCGTCTCAATTCGAGCGCAACACTCCTCCGCTGAATGCGGCGGTGCTGATGCTGCCGACTCCTCGCACTACGGACCGGAAAACGGGGGCTGCCAGCTCGAGTGCTCGGTCCCGAGTTGCTGCGGGGATTGCCAACCTTGGCGAGCGGGTCGCGGTGACGGCGGCGGATGAGACGTGGGGCGACTTCCTGCCGGCGATCCGGCGGTGGGAGGCGGTCATGGGTCCGGCTCCGGCTCCTACTGAGGCGGGCAGCAAGGGGGGCCAGCGGCTCTCGGCTCGATTCACTGAATGGATGATGGGGCAGCCGGCGGGCTGGGTCACGGATCCGGCTATCGGTATAAGCCGGAGCGAGCAACTCAAGGCGTGCGGCAACGGCGTCGTGACACAACAGGCAGCGTTCGCGCTTGCGGACATGCTCGAGGCGATAGGAGCGAAAAATTGAAAGACAAGACAACGGCACCGGTCCGGAAAACTGATCCGGGCACGTCCCATGCTGCAGCGGCCGGAGTGTCGGCGCGGCAGCGGTCCACGGTCCGCTCGCGGGTCCTGGCGATCTTCGAGGCAGCCAAGTCCTCGCGTGACGGTCTGACGCATGACCAGCTCATTGCGGAGTACCGGGGCTTCGCGCTCCGGCTGGGCTGGCCGTCCGCGTCTGAGTCCTCCATTCGGACGCGCTGCAACGAGTTGTGGCGGGACGGGCTGGTCGAGCGCGTGCCGGAGGCGGACGCGAAGTCTCGGTTTGGGCGCGCAGCGATTCTCTGGCGTGCCGTGAGCGTCCAAATTTCTGAGACGGGTGGAAATGACGGTGAGACGGCGTGAGTGCGCGACAGGTCAATTTTTGGGCTGCTGGGGTCCCGATTCCGCAAGGGTCCAAGAGGATCGGCCGGAGTAAAGCAACAGGTCGGCCGATATTGCTCGACGACAACGACAGGAGCCTCAAACCATGGCGGGAGCTGGTGGCCTGGACTGGCAAGAAGGCCATTAAGGGCGGGGCACCGCTGGACGGTCCGCTCGTAGTGGGGCTGACGTTCTACCTGCCGCGGCCGGGAGGGCACTACAAGAAGGACGGCAGCCTGCGGGCGGCGGCTCCAAAGTGGCCGGCGGTAAAGCCGGACGTGGACAAGCTCGAGCGCGCGGTGTTCGACGCGCTGACGGCGGGCAAGGTGTGGGCCGATGATGCGCGGGCCGTCGAGGTCCACAAAACCAAGCTGTACGCGGGGCTGCCTCATGAGGCGGGCGTGTACGTCGTGATTTCGGAAATGGAGGAGTGGGCGCGATGAGTCTGCAGGCTATGGTTTGGGCGCTCAAGACGGCACCGGTTCCGGACCCTATTGCGCACCTTGTACTGATCGGGTTGGCGGATCATGCCAACGATGATGGGACGGCGGCGCGTCCGTCCGTGGGAGTCCTGGCGGAGTACGCGCGGTGCTCTCCTCGCTCGGTGCAGAACAAGCTGCGGGACCTCGAGGCGTGCGGGCTGATCTGGAAGGGGGACCAGCGGAGCGTCGAGCATCTGCGCGCGGACCGGCGTCCGGTGGTCTACGACCTCAATATTCGCGGGGTGAACGTCGTGCATGCCGCTCCGAACGGGGTGCACGAAACTGCGGTACGGGGTGAACGGGGAAACGAGACGGGGTGCACCGCTGTACCAAACGGGGTGAACGTGTATGCAGACAGAACCGTCCTTGAACCGTCCTTGAACCGTCCTGTGAACCGTCCTATAGCCAACGGGCCCGATTTCGCGGATTTTTGGGCGGTCTACCCTCGCAAAACTGCGAAGGCGTCGGCGCTCAAGGCGTGGCAGAAGGCGGTCAAAACTGCGGACGCTGCCGCGATCATTGCCGGGGCGGAGCGTTACGCCGGGGATCCTAATCGGGAGGCTAAGTTCACGGCTTACCCTGCCACCTGGCTGAACGCGGGCCGGTGGGAGGATGAGGCGCTGCCGTCGAGGTCAAGCGGGCCCCGAGATCGTCAGGGCGAGATACTCGCGCGGGAAATGGCGGCGGCGCGTGCGTTCGATGCTCAAGAGCTGCGGGCGATTGGGGGCCGGGCATGAGGGAGCCGCATTTTTTCGATGACTCGGCGACTGTCTACGCCGGGGATTGCCTCGAGGTCCTGCGGGAACTGCCGGACAACTCGGTGGATTCTGTGGTCACTGATCCGCCATACGGGCTCGGCAACACAACTCCGGCGCTCGTGGCTGAGACGGTGCAGGCATGGCTCGGCGGGGACCGGGAGTTCATTCCGGAAGGGCGCGGCTTCATGGGCCGGCCGTGGGACGCTTTCGTGCCGCCGGTCGCGGTGTGGGATGAGTGCCTGCGGGTCCTCAAGCCGGGCGGGCACGCGTTGGTCTTTACCGGGTCGCGGACGCTGGACCTCATGACGCTGGGGCTCCGGTTCGCCGGGTTCGATATTCGGGACTCCATCATGTGGATGTATGGGTCCGGGTTTCCCAAGTCTCGGGACGTCTCGGAGGCCATGGGCTCGTACCTGGCGGGCGAGCGGCCGGAGGCCGGGGCCCCTCCGGAGATTTACGAGGTCACGTCGTTCCTGCGGGAGGCGCGGGACGCTGCCGGGTGGACCAACAAAACCATCGACGGGCTGTTCGGGACTAACGGCATGGCGGGGCACTGGACCACCGGAGCTTCCCAGCCGGCGGTCCCGAGTCTGCGGCAATGGGACGTGCTGCGCGAGCGGCTGGGCTTCGATGATGCGGCGATCCGGCCGCTAGTCGAGCGGCTCTGCTCGAGCGAGCGGCCGGAGGACTGGGGCACCGGGGAGGGCGACTCGGATTTCTTGGGCTCGCTCAAGAAAAACGTGGAGTACGCGAGCGCGGGCGACTGGGGTACCGCGCTGAAGCCGGCCTATGAGCCGGTGGTGGTCGCTCGGAAGCCGGTCGTCGGGTCCATAACTGCCAACGTCAACGCTTATGGCACCGGGGCGTTCAATGTCGCCGGGTGCCGGGCCGGTGATGAGGTCCGGGTCAACCGGGCGGCGGGCAACAAGCCGGGCGGGGCCTCGCTGAACATGAGCGAGCGCGGGATGCCTGGGGACGTCGAGTCGCGGGAGGCTGTGGGCCGCTGGCCGTCTAACGTGGTCCTCGATGAGTGGCAAGCTGCGGAGCTGGACAAGACGACGGCGGAGAAGCCGGCCCAATTTTTCCCCACGTTCCGGTATGAGCCAAAAGCTCCGACGTCGGAGCGTCCGAAGGTCAACGGCGTGAGTCATCCGACTGTCAAGCCGCTGGAGCTGATGCGGTGGCTTTGCCGGCTGGTGACTCCTCCGGGCGGCGTGGTCCTGGAGCCGTTTGCCGGGTCCGGCACGACGGTCGAGGCTGCGGTGCTCGAGCGGTTCCAGTGCATCGCGGTCGAGCGGCAGCCGGAGTACCTGCCGCTGATCGAGTCGCGGCTGAGCAAGCCGCTGGAGCCGGTGTTCGACTTCGGGGGCCTGTTGTGAGCATGACGCAAGAGCAAGCGGTGACGCTTGTGGCGTACCTCAACCGGGCCGGACTGGTCATTGCCATGGAAGGGCAGGCGGCGGTCTGGCGGGACGCGCTCTACGGGGTGCGGTTCGAGGATGCGCAAGAGGCGGCGCGGGAAATGGTGCGGGCCGGCAGCGTGCGGGATAGGTTCGCCACTCCGGCGGACCTGTACCGGGCGGTCAAGAAGCTGCGGGCGGCTCGGATCGGGGGCCGGGTCGCTCCGGCTCCTCCGGTGCCGCTCGATCCTGCCGGGGAGCTGCTGTTCGGCCGGACCTTCTTGTGGGCCCTTGGCAGCGGTGCGACTGAGGAGCAAGCGGACGCCGCGGCGTGCAAGCGGGTCGGCGTCGTGCGGGAGCTCGCGGCCGGGCCTGGCCGTGATCCGCGGGAACTGATCGAGTCGGCAGCGGAAGCGCTGCAGGTACCGGAGGAAGGGTGAGCGTGGACGTCAAGCGCGAGTGGGTAGATAGTGAGGCGCGGCGGGTCGCTGCGCACGTCGATAGGTCGGCGGCGCGGCTCGAGGCGCTCGCGGAGCGGTATGTGACGCTGCGGGGGCACTTGCCGGCCGGGGGGCGGCGGGGCGGCGGTGATGAGCCGGCGTTCCATGCTCCGGCGGGGCCCCGAGCTCCCTTGCGCGTGGACGTCGTTGACGTGCGGCAGGAGGTTGCGCTGTTTGTGCGGGACTTCCTGCCGCGGGTCCGGCTGGCGCTGCGGCTGCCGGGCATCCTACGGGGTGCCGGTGACGTTGTGCCTGGCCTTCTGTCCATGGCGCGCTTCCTGCCGGGGGTGTTTGCGGCGGACCGGCCGCTGGGGGATGAGATTTCGCGCGGGGCGTGGGACCTCGAGCGGCGGGCGGCGTGGGCGGCTGGTGAGGTTCCGCGGCCGTTTGCGCTGACTGAGGAGTGCGGCGGGTGTGGGCTGCGGTCGCTGTGGGTTGTGCCTGCGCGTATGGTGATTAGATGCGGCAATCCGGCGTGCTCGCGGGAGGAGCCTGTCGGGCCGGTCGCCGTTCCGGTTACGGACGCATAACTAACCTGCGGAAAGCTTGATTAAATCTTGCGGATAGCAATACGGGCCGGTAGTCTATAAATTGTAGACGGGCACCGGGGGGGCCTGCATGGGGGCTCCTCGGGGGGCCCTAAACGGGGGGTCCTTATGGGGGGCCCTAGGCTTACAAAACTTAGGGAGCGCACTGTTATGAGCGAGTGGACTGTCAAGGGCGACGGATTTGCCGAAGGTCCAACCATCGAGGTGGAAAACGGCAGCACGCCAATCTTGGTCTCAGCGGTCTGGACTAATGAGGACGGGGTCTGCGTTTCCGTAGACTCTGGCGATGAGCCGCTGCCGGCTCGCGTGGCCTGGCGGGTGTGTGCGGCGATCATGGACCTTGCCGCCATGCCGTCTCCGGAGCTTTCCTCCTCCTGAGCGGGGCGCTTCGGCGCGCCATGGTCGTCTAGATTTTTTGAACAAACAACTAAGGAGCAATAGACGTGAAAACCTTATTCATTGCCGGGGCCGTGGTGCTGCTGGTCCTGTGCTGGTCCGTCCTGAACTACCCTCCGGCCGGTGGTTTCGACGGGAGGACCCTGCTCGGCGTGGTCCTCGCCGTCCTGCTGGTTCTGTCGGTGCCGGCGGTGACGGCATGACTACGCGGCAGCAAGTGGAGAAGGCGGTCGATGAGGGCATCGAGCTCATGGCTGCGGGCTTTGACAAGGGCATGGACGTGGGCGTCCGGGCCGCGGGGCTGCTGCTGGACAACATGGACGCGGTGGTCAAGCTGATGCAGTTGCCATTGGCGGAGCGGCAGAAGAAGCTCTCGATCATGACGGCGGGCTCGGCCGCTATGTTCCGGGCGCATCTCGAGCTAACTCGGGAGGAGCTGCTGAGGGACGCGCTGAAGGAGGCCGGGCTGTGAGCGGCATGGATGAGGCACCGCGGGGGCTGCAGCCTGGGCCGATGGTGGTCGAGGATGACACTGTGGCGCTGGTCCTGTTCCGGCTCGAGGATACGTCCACTCCGGACCGGCTCGCGCTGACGGCGGAGATACGGGCTCGGCTGGTCGAGCCGGAGATGGTCGTTCGTTCGCTGCGGATGCTGGCGGACAAGCTCGAGGGCGACAACGGCGGGCCGTGTCCGGGCTGCGGCGGCTCCCATTGAGCGGGGCGTTGCCGGTCCTGTACCTGTGCGGGCCTATGACGGGCCTGCCGGATTTCAACTATCCGGCCTTTAACTCGGCGGCGCGGCTGCTGCGGCGGCGCGGGTTCGAGGTTCTCAACCCTGCGGAGAACAAGCTCGCGGGCGAGCCTGGCTGGTGCGACTACATGAAGGCGGCTATTGGACAGCTTGTCCGGGCGGACGCATTGGCGGTCCTGCCTGGCGCTGACAAGTCGCGTGGGGCCGGGGTCGAGACTCGGCTGGCCATCGCGTTGGGCATGGAGGTCCGGGCCGTCCGGTACTGGCTGACAAAACAAGAGCAGGACGCGTATATGGCGCGGCTGCAGACAACAACCAAATGAAAGAGGGAAAAATGAGCTTCAACGTTGAGAACAACTCGCCGGAGGCCAAGGGCCGCAAGCTGGGCCGGAAGCTGGCTCCGTACTTGGTGGTCGCGGCCGTCGCTCTGGCTGCCGGCATGGGTGCCGGCAGCTCGGGGAAGGCTCCGGAGGCCGTGGCGGCTCCGGTTCCGGTTCCGGCTCCGGCTCCGGTGGTCAAGACTGAGCGGGTGACTGTCGAGAAGGTGCCCGAGTCCTGCCTTCATGCTCTGGACTACGCCGAGCGCGGGTTCACCTATGCGGGCGAGGGGTTCGCCGCGGCGTCGGCTGCCGTCTCTGCAGCGGCGAGCCTGGATTATGCGGCCGTCGAGGCGCACAACTCTGAGATGGGGGCGATTACCGACAAGCTTTCGGGGCTCGCTCCGGACTGGCAGGCGGCTAAGGCTGATTGCCGGGCGGCTGCCAAATGAGCGGCGAGACAACGATTACGGTCATCGGCAACCTGACCAATGATCCAGAGCTCCGGTTCACGCCGTCCGGGTCCGCGGTGGCAAACTTCACGGTGGCATCGACTCCGCGGGTCTTTGACTCGGCGAGCAAGGGATGGAAGGACGGGGAGTCGCTGTTCCTGCGCTGCAGCTTGTGGCGCGAGGCGGCGGAGAACGTGGCGGAGTCGCTTACGAAGGGCATGCGGGTGATCGTGTCCGGCCGGCTCAAGTCTCGGAGCTATGAAACCAAAGAGGGCGAGAAGCGCACCGTGGTCGAGCTCGAGGTCGATGAGATAGGGGCCTCGCTGCGGTTCGCTACGGTCAAGGTGTCGCGGGCGTATCGGTCCGGGCAAGGTTCCGGCGGGGGGCAGCCAGGCGGGGCCCCGAGTTCGTCCGGGCAGCCGGTGAATGAGGATCCGTGGGCTACGCCGGGGGTATCGAACGACGGTGGCGCGTGGGGCAACGGGCCGGACTCGGAGCCTCCGTTCTGAGTCGATCCGGTGGACGGTCCGGGCTTATTTTTTGGTCCGGACCGTCTACTTTTTGTAGACATTCGGCTATAATTAGAGTGTCAGCAAGGGAAACAAGCTAGGGGCATCCAGTGACCAAAGATGAGAACCAACTGCAGCTATTCCGGACCGGCGAGGACGTGCCGCTCGAAGTGGCACCGCTGCCGGCTAAGTCCGGCGTCCGTGTCCTGGCGAGGAAGCGGCCGGTCCGCCGGCACCGGTTCCTGCGGACCAACTCGGCGCGTCAAGCGCTCGAGGGGTTCGGGGACGGCATGGAGTACGAGGTAGCCACGAACGGGGAGTTCTCGCTGCTGGACGCGATCCTTGTTCTGCTCGAGCGGACGGGGCCGGCGGACGTCGCTATCTCCACATGGTCCGCGGGCCTGTACGACGTCGAGGTCGCCAACCGGTTTATGAATACGGGCCTGATCAAGTCCATTCGTTTCGTGCTGGACGTCTCATTTAAGACGACGGGCGGGGCCAAGGGCTACTCGTCGCTGCTCATGGACATGTTCGGCGAGGAGTGCATCCGGACAACTCGGACGCACGCGAAGTTCGTGACCATAACCAACGATGAGCACAAAATCACGATTTCGAGCACGGCCAATCTGAACGAGAACAAGCGGCTGGAAATCTTCTACTTTTCCGATGATCCGGCGCGCGCTGCCTGGTACCTCGAGATGGTCGAGGAGCTGTTTCATGACGTCAAGCCGGGCTGGAATCCGGATACGGGGGCCCCTGCTTTGGGGCGGCTCGATCCTACCGGGACACAAATCAAGATGGCGGACCGCTCCGGCGTCCGCATGGGACAGATAGGGGTCGGCTAGTGGCTGAGCGTAGGGGCCGGGCTGCAGCTCCGGCGGCTGATGAGAAGGCGGGCTTCCCTCCTCCGGCGTACTTGGATGAGGCGGCGGCTGCCGTGTGGCGGGAGGTCATAGGGCAGCACCATGAGCCGGCCAAAATTGCCGGGCCGGACCTCGCGGCGTACTGCGGGCAGGTGGCACTGCAGCGGGACCTGCGCGAGCGGATAGCAAGCGAGGGCGCGATTATCGCGGATGAGCGGGGCCGTCCTGAGCCGCACCCTGCCATTGCCATGGAGCGGGCGGCTCAAAAAGAAATTCGGGACTGGGGAGACAAGTTCCGGGGCCGGACGGTCCGGCCGTCAACTGGAAGGAGTGCAAGGTGAGCAAGCAAGAGGGGGCGGCGGGCGAGACGTTCGTCATGCGCTGGCCTATTGTCCGCAAGGACGTGGCGATCAAGGACCTGACGGCGGAGGCGCGCGGGGACCTCGTTGAGGCGCTGCGGCTTATCCGGCGGGTGCCGACGTCGCAGCCGCTGTTCACGGTGAGCCATGGCGCGAAGCCGGAGCTGCGCGCAGAGCTGTCTGTGAGGGGTGCGGCGTGATCCGGACAAAAGCACTGGCCACGCTGCAGTTCACGAAGGGCGGGCTGTTCGACGGGCAGCCGCGGGACCACCGGATTCACCTTGTCCGCATGACGGATACGGGGACGCCGGGCAAGACGCTGTGCGGGATCGAGCGCTTCGGGCCTGGCAACGGCGGCTGGTCCGTGGGCGGCGGGATTACCGGGCCGGGCGTCGAGCGGTCCGCGTGCGCGGCGTGCGTGGACCACGCCGACCTGTTTTATCGAGGCGCTCCGGTGTGGTCCTCGAGCCATGGCGACTTGTTCCCCATGCGGGCTAAGTCTCCGTGGTCGGTAAAGAATCTGCCGGTCGTGGCAACGGAGGAGCTGTAGCTATGAACACTTGCAAGCACTGCGGGCGGACGCTCGAGCGGGGGCCCATGCGGCTCCTGCCATGGGTGCATCTGACGGACGCCGGGGTCGCCGGTTGGCAGCGGTGCCGGCCGGAGGAGTCCGGGCAGCCTTACGGGCTCGAGGCTGAGCCGGTGGCGGCATGAGCCGGCGGCGGGCGCGGGGCCTGGATCGGACGCTCAACTCGCTGGTCCTCAACGGTCTGGCGCGCGCGTGGTTCTGGCTGTCGTGGGCACCGGTCGCGGCCATGTACCGGTCCGGGCTATGAGGCGGCGGACGTGTGCAAGGTATGTAAACACACCCATTGTTCGCCGTGGAAGGGTACGCTCTGCGGCTCGGTCCGCTGGTACTTGGACGGCATCTACTGGCGCGAAGAGGTCTGCGACTGTCGAGGGCGGGAGGTCAAGCCGTGAAGTCGTGCGTGCTGTGTGAGTGGCAAGGGCCCGAGTTTCCTGCGGAGGCTGCAGCGCTGGACCTCCACCGGGCACTCCATAACCTCGGCCGGGTCCTGGTGGACTCGCTCGAGCCGATAGTCGCGGCGCTGGTCAAGGTCCGGCCGCTCGAAAACTTAGACAAGGAGGTCAAGTGATGGATGAGGCACTGGGGCATCATGCTGCGGCGTCGAGGGGATACGCCGGGACGGTCGCGGACTCGAGGCGAGTCGATGATGAGGACGCGGAGTCATGACGGCGGAGGAGGAGCGGCAGCTCGTCGAGGACAAGACGGTGCCGCCGGTCGAGTGGCGGGTGCCGGAAGGGTACGTACTGCTCGAGCTCGGCGGGCAATGGTCCGGGCCGCGGCTGCCGGTCCGGCGGATCATGTGCGCGACCGATGGTCATGATGATCGGCCGGCCGTGGTCACTGGCCGGTTCCGGGCACCGTGGTGGCCGGAGGATCGGGAGGAGCACGCGGCGTACTGCCAGATGTGCGCGCGCCTGGCCGTGTTCATGTCCATGTTCACGCCGGACTTCGACGGCTGGCAGCCATGAAGCCGGACATTGTGGTCGATGAGGACGGCACAACGTGGGTGCGGCTCGAGCGGTTCGGGTACTCGGCGCTCGTCAACCTTGAGGAGCTGCGGAAGCCGCCAACCTATCCGGGCGGCGGGTACCGGTTCAGCGGGCTCGAGCCGGAGTGGCCGCTAGCTCCAACACTGGACGGGCTGAGGTCCGGGGCGCGTGGGGCCGGGTTCACAGTGGGCGGACCGGCCTGATGTTCCGGTGGCTGCTGGTCACGTTTGCCGGTGATCCGGGGGGCCGTTCTGCGTCTGCTCGAGCGGGCGCGACAAATACAAGAGCAAGACGCGAGCGTGTCGGCGGCGTTCCGGGCGGGCCTGCGGGTAGGGGCAGCACATCCGGAAGTCGTGGCCTGGCTTGACGCAACGAAAGAGGAGGAGCAAGACAATGGGTAAAAAGCAAGGGCCGGAGGTCTGGCACGCGCGGGTGTTGAGGGATGAGGCGGAGGCGCTGGCGATAGCTTGCCGGATGCTCGAGTTCCAGCTGGGGTACCTCGAGGGCCGGGCTACGGCTGAGGCGGCAGCGGTCCGGGCCGTGGACAACTGGGGCGCTCAACTGATGAGCGGGGCCGGGCGTTGAGGGCCTGGCTCTGTGCCGGCGGGGCTGGCATGGGTGGGATACATGGGTGGCAATGACTGGCTCCGGGCGGGTGCTTATCCGGAAGGTCTGCTTCCGTCGCGGCTGCGGCGCGTCCGTGGTGGTGGTCAAGTGAACCGGTTCTTCCACTTCGTGGTCAACTACGTGGCGCGTCGGTACTACACGCGCGAGACTCGAGGCGTTGCACTGTGGCGGGCGCTGCGGCACGCGGCATCTGCCGGGCGGGACTCGAGGTGCTGCCGATGACTGGCGTTGAGGCGCGGCCTGTACTGGTGGACACTCTGACGGCGGCAGCCGCGGGGATGGTGTCGCCGGCTACGGTGAGGAGCTGGCAGCACCGGGGTTGGCTGGTGCGCATGGGGACCGGGCCTAGGAACCGGGCGCTCTATGACTTGGAGGCCGTCTACCGTCTGGCCGGTACGCTGCAGCGGGGCGAACGTCCAGAGCAAGTGGGCGAGCGGTCCGCTTGACTAGACAACGGGCAGCCTGCAACACTTAGCAACAGCGCTACTGCTGTCGCTCCTACAGTAAGTAAGCCAAGAAGCTCCTCCGGATGGTTGTCTCTCAGGACCTATCCGGGGGGGCTTCTTCCATGCCGGGGGTAGTGCCTGGCAATGAGGGGGCCCCTGTGTCAATGCCGGGGGGTAGGGTACGCGCTGACGATAGGGCGGGGCTGTGGCTGGTGGTGTCTCAACCGTTCGCAACACTCGAAGGCAGAAGGCAATCATTGCCAACCTGCGAGCCAAGCACGACCCTTGTTGGCTATGCGGCGAGGCTATCGACTACACGCTCCCCAAAGAGGACGGCCGGTCATTCAGCGCGGACCATGTGAAGCCATGGTCCAAGTATCCGGAGCTACGCGAGGACCCAGCCAACTATCGAGCCGCTCACCTTGTCTGCAACCAAAAGAGAAGCAATGGTGAGCCGCCGGCCGGGCTAGGGTTCCTGTCGCGTGACTGGTGAGCTCCTGCAGGGCTCCGCTCCCCTGGGGTAGGGGGGTCCAAATCGCTAGGGGGGGTCCGGGGGACCCGAGTTGCCGGCA